AGAATAAGAAATCAACAGTCAGGTGGTACTTATCAACGTGAATACCAAAACCAACGCCACTGTTTTTACCAGCGTAGAACCAGAAACTTCCAATCTTCTTTTCCATAGCTCCTCCTAGAACCGTTCTTGTACCACCAACTGTAAGGGCTTGTTCGTATTCGCGTCAAGCATCGAAGCAATCTCTACGGCTCTACGGGCGTGTCTCTTTGAATAGGCTAGGTCCATATCAGGTTTGACAATTGAATACAGGTAGCCAAGAGCAAGCTGGCCCCCAGAACCAATGCCATACGCTCCGTGATTTGCTTGGAAAAAAGAGAGATCACAAGCAATACGAAAGATATTACCGTTAAAAGCAATGAGATAATCGAAGCCATCATCTTTGTCCACCTTGTTGTAGTCGTAGTTGTTGTCGCTAAATGCTTGGATAATACTGGGTATAATTTTCTTTCCCATAAACTGCGCTGGGTCCTCACCTTTATACAGTGGTGGCTTCCAGTTGTAGGAAAGAATATCGCCTGGTCTAGTATCACCTGAAAGACCAATGAGATACTTACCAACCTCAACAATTTTAGGTGTACTGGTTGCTAACGTCACAAGATTATCTTCTGTGATTTGAGAATCTGCGACGAGTACTGCATAGTCAATACCCTCGAGTGCTGCGATTGTTGTCATAATGGAAATCATACTAGAGAGCGGCGTGTCGTCGCGTTAGCGACACTACTGGTTACTACAATATGAGCCGTGAGGCGAATAAAAGAACGGGGTGCCCCGAGGGGGCACGATGGTGCAGTACTGACTGTGCGGTTCCGTCTACCAAGGCTGCCTTTTTCCAGGCATAAACTACCAGAAAAGTTTGGCTCTGATCTACGAGCACTTGGTCCAATACACGTCTGTCCCTGTGGCTCACAAGTCTTTAACATAATGGCATCCTTTGAGGACTACGAACTAGTCTGGTACTTCCTTGATGGTACCTGTGCCAGTTGTGGCAACATTGTTACTGTCCCCTGTCCAGTAGATAAAGATGAAGCACAGAGTATCTAATATCAATGAAGCAGAACGCACAGGAATGTGCTCAGTTTGTGGCCCCACCAAATTAAAGATGCGAGACAAGTCAAAGCCAGTATCAGGTAGATACAGGTGCAATACCGTATACAAGTTTAATCAAATGAGGACTCGTTCTCCTTACCACGCTTACCGTAAAGAGTACTGCGAGCAGTGTGACTTCAAGCCAGTACACATCAGCCAACTAGATGTAGACCACATAGACGGTGATCGTTTTAACAATGACCCAGCAAACCTTCAGACCCTGTGTGCTAACTGCCACAGGCTCAAGACCCACCTTGCAGGAGACAGCAACTCAGGCATAAATTAGGCAACAAAAAATAGGCCCCCATCCCCGAAGGGATGAGGGCCATTTGCCTCGCGCTGGTGGGTTACTTAGACCCACGACCAAAATCTGTGGCAGATGCATCTAGCCACTTGAGTAATGGACCAGCAAAGCCAGCGACTGCTGCCATTGCTAGTGTCTTGAGGTCCGTCTCACCTGCAAGGTAAAGTGCAATAGCAGATGCTGCTGCAGCACGAAACCAAGTGAGTCCGATTTGTTTGAATTGTTCCATTGTATCCTCCTAGGGGGGTTAGGATTTTGTACCGTGCACTTTGCAACAGGTACAAACTTCGGTCTTATATGCCTTCTTAGTAGGCACGGGTTTTATATTGGAAATGATTTGATTAACAACCTTTGGCTGATTCATCCACCAGAACCAAGGACTAGTATCGTCACCACAACCATCGTTAATAGAAATGTGTAAGTGTTTTGTGTGCGGGTTGCTACCAGTATAAGGGCGATTTCCAAGGCGAGCCTTGTCCTTCGACCAAATCTTCTTGTTGAAAATAAGGTACTTAACTCGTTTGTCTTCTTTAAGTTTTTCAAATATGTCACTACAGTCAACCCCACTTTCGGGGTCGTGAGTTAAATCAACTGCATACCCTGTGTTGTGGTCAGATGTTGGACTCTGTTTGATGTGTGCTGCTGATGGCAATAGGCCATCCGAGGCTTTCTTGCGAGATGGCTTGATCGCTGTGGCCTGACGAAGGACAGCAATAGCGGCAGGTGTGGCTTTCTTGGCAACAGGTTTCATTATTCTCCATCTTTCTTTTCCTTTGGCTTAGACTTCAATCCATTTCCTGCAAGTACTCCAGCAAGAGAACCAGTAAGAAACACACACAAGGTACTAACAAGATCAATAAATGCAGCATCGTTGGGTGCCTGATCTCCTAATGGTTGTGTGATAAATAGCAGCGCATAGAGCAACGCAAAGACAGAACCAGCAAACACAATGGCTAGTATGATTCCGATAGTTACAATCAGTCTTGCGTGTAAGTCTTCTGGACTTAACTTACTTCTTTGGTTCATCTAATACTCCAGGCAAAGTGTCTTTGGTACAGGTACCAGTAGAAATACATTGTGGGGGATTACACTCAGGCTTTTCCCAATTCTTAAACTCTTGGCAGGGATATCTAACCCAGCCTTGATAACCGCAACCGCTAAGCGTTATTGCGAGAAAGAAGGATGCGATAAATCTCTTCAACCTGTCGCTCCAATCTTGTTACCGAATCTTTAAGTGAACTACCAGAGTTAGGCTTGAGTTCATTGAGGTAGTGCTTAACTAGCCAGCGCACTGCGCCAACAAAGCCACCAATGATTGTCATTACTGCAACAGCAACTGTTGCATAGTCTTGTGCCTGCATTAGACCGTCCTAATAGTTACTAAGAGCAATCCACCGTAGCCAGTGAATCGCTTATCTGATGGTGTGCTGTTTCTAAAATCCATTTCTTCAATGATGCCAAGGTATGACTCACCAGTTCTAAAATCTTGAATCTGGATGGTGTCACCAGCATTTTCTATTAACTCTAGTTGTGACATACGATCATAGGCCGCGCCTTCAAAACCAACCTCTACTCCGAAGTGGTCTGTCTCGTGGTCAAAGCAAGAGAGTGGGTACTGGATAAGTCTCTGGCGTGGTGTTGCAGGCAGGGAACGTATCTGATAACCAGTAAAGAGTGGCCCCTTGGTAACATCAGTTGTTGAGCGAGATAGGGTGAACTGAAATCCAAGATATTCTTGGGCAGTTTGTGGGTAGTTGATATTGATTTGAGGCACTGCAGAACCTTGTGAAAAGTTACCGATAGTGAAGAAGTTATCTAATGAATCAACAGATTGGATTAAGACACCGCCATCTGTGGTATCTACACGAGCCTGCATTAACTTAAATATCTTTGTCTCTAACGTGTTGTAGCGGATGTAACCAGTACGCAAGTAACCACTTGCTACTAGGCTGGTGGTTGATTCAGCCCAGGTATTATTACCATTGGTAAAGGCAGCTCTATCTGAGTTGCCAAAGAAGGCAACCTGGGATGCAGTGGTAGTAGTACCAGTTGCTATAAGGTCCCAAGCCCAAGGAAAGAAAAGGCTATTTGTTAGAACAGTAGTAGATAAATCCACGCGAACTAGCCCTGCCGTACCATCTACAAGGGTTGCAATGTAGGCATAGCTATCTCTAAAAGCAATAGCGTTGCAGGGTGCATCTCTAAAGAGCAATGGCCCATACTGGATATCTCCAGTTGCATCAGAGATACCTACTCTAAAACCTAGGCTAGTTGCAAGGATTGCATAGGCACCAAGGTATACATCAAAATCATTGATGCGCTCACCTTGTGGCATATCAATAATAACTGTAGGTGTTTCTAGTGTAGGAAAACCTAAAGTGTTAGGAGTTGTAGCATCTAAGGCAATCTTAAAGACAGATGATGATGTACCGTTTGGATCATAACCTGATACATAGATAGCCTGTGGTCCTTCAGAGATACTAGACCATACCCAACTAGCATTAGGATGAGTAAATAGAGCAGTAGGTAGGGCAGCAGAAGCAGTAGCATTAGGGTCAAGTTCATATAATACGTTTTCTTTAGCCAAGATAAGACGCTGTTTAACATAGCGGATA